CGCCCTAGATCTCCCAATTGCATAGCTTTACATAAGTCGATGTATATCAACGACTTAGGGAAGCCCGGCCGCCGTAACCTATTGGTTACCAACGACTTATGGGATTAGAAGTTAGAGGAGTGCCATAGTAGGGTGAGGCTGTCAAGCTTAAACCATTTGGTTTTATCAGAACCCATAGCTCTGACTCTAGCCATCTCGACACCTTTAGAGTTGACCTCTATCTCGTTGACTTGTCCCACTTTGAAAAATGGGGTGGATACTGCATCGTTAATTTTAATCATACCTTAACTTACCTCTATTTTGGGCAAAAGTCAAGAAAAAGTTTCACTTTTTTTATCTTTTCGTAAGTCACTGATATTCAACGACTTACGCGGGCCGGGCCGCCGTAACCCATTGGTTACCAACGACTTATGGGATTTAAGGTTAACTTTTCTTAATCGCAGTTATTGCGACCAACTGCTGGTTTAGAGATTTTCCGTGTACTGAGAAAATTTGATTTAGTGCAGGGCAGATGTTGACTTTTTTGTCAGCGTTAGTATTTTTGTGAGATGTAGTATTTTTATTCATACCCTAATATAGCCTTATTCTGGGCCAAAGTCAAGAAAAAGTTTCACTTTTTTTTATCTTTTCGTAAGTCACTGATATTCAACGACTTACGCGGGCCGGGCCGCCGTAACCCATTGGTTACCAACGACTTAGGGTTATTCTTTAACTAACCAAACTTTACCCTCCCACTCAACAAGGTCGGTGATTTCTTTTATCGTACTATTTCTCAGATTTGCATCAATAAAGCATTTACTCACGAAAAAGTCGTTCGGGCTAGTTTTCTTTTGTTTGTCGGGAACTTCAGCTATAACGACATGGTCGTCATCAGATTTAGATAATAGATATTTCATACTATCAAAGTAACCTATATATGTAGCTAAGTCAAGCTATTTCTGAAATTAAATCAGTTTGGTGCAAATAGCGCTTTAGCCGCGCTAGCGGCGGCAGTTGCCTAGGTTTACATAAGTCGATGTGTATCAACGACTTAGGGAAGCCCGGCCGCCGTAACCTATTGGTTACCAACGACTTAGGGTTATTATCTTGATAAGATAACAAGCTTTTCACCTGTTCTTTGTTTATGCTGTTTTTGCAGTTGACTTGCGATCTGCATTGCCTTAGCTGAACTTGTAGCATTATCTATTAGTTTTCCAAAAATGGTAATATTTAACCATTTAGTGAAGTTCTTGTTTAATGTAATTATTATCATATATACAACATAAGGGCATACCGGGCAGAAGTCAAGCTATTCCTGAAATTAAATTAGCTTGGTGCAAATAGCGCTTTAGCCGCGCTAGCGGCGGCAGTTGCCTAGGTTTACATAAGTCGATGTATATCAACGACTTAGGGAAGCCCGGCCGCCGTAACCTATTGGTTACCAACGACTTATGGGATTAGAAGTTAGAGGCGTGCCATAGTAGGGTGAGGCTGTCAAGCTTAAACCATTTGGTTTTATCAGAGCCCATGGCTCTGACTCTAGCCATCTCGACACCTTTAGAGTTGACCTCTATCTCGTTGACTTGTCCCACTTTGAAAAATGGGGTGGATACTGCATCGTTAATTTTAATCATACCTTAACTTACCTCTATTTTGGGCAAAAGTCAAGCTATTCCTGAAATTAAATTAGCTTGGTGCAAATAGCGCTTTAGCCGCGCTAGCGGCGGCAGTTGTCTAGGTTTACATAAGTCGATGTATATCAACGACTTAGGGAAGCCCGGCCGCCGTAACCTATTGGTTACCAACGACTTATGGTGTTATTCTGCCATGTTAGCTATAAGCCAGATTATAGTCATTTCACGAAGATTTGATTAATGTATTTTGTGGCTTGCTTGTTGCTTCCAAGCGTTACCTTAGATTGAAGATTTTCGGCAATCTTGTTTATCTTTGTTCTTGCTTCGCCCTTATCTTCGGCTTGTACTACAATTATGTTATTAGTCATTACTGAGCTAATGAATGTATTAGTGTTCGTGTTAAAAAGAGGAAGTTTTGAATCATCATTTGATGAGATGTGAACATGGCCTGTAAAAGTTTTAGTGTTATTCTTTATCATATATACAATCTAATGGTAAAAAGGGTAAAAGTCAAGTTATTTATTAATTATTTTATTGAAAGACGACATTAAAGCGAAATTGATTGAGACCTTCGTCTCGCATGATCTTATCAAGATGCGATTGACTTGATGCAGTCCGAACCCTTGGGCGATCATTACCGTTTGAGTCGATGCCTTGATCGAAGATCTTAACTGATGTATGGGTTGACCATTTTTTAATTCTTACTTGTATTTTATTCATATATATAAATTAAGGCTTTTTTTTATTAATTGCAAGCTTTATTTTGCTTGATTTCCTGAAAAGCTTTTCTTGCTTTTTGTACCGCGTTCAACGTGTCAAGAATTGTTATTCCCTGCGTAATTGTGCCTTGCCAATCGGATGAATTTGACTCGCGAGCCAAGTGATTCAAGTTGCCTTCTGCTTCAGCTAATGCCAAGCCAAGGTCGAGATCCAAATCTAATTCGTATTTTGTTTGCTCTATTATGTTCATATATACAACATAAGGGGAAAATTAACTAAAGTCAAACTTTTTTTTAATTATTTTTGATTTATTTTGTTTATTTCATAAATCGTTGCTATTCAGCGACTTACGCGGGCCTGGCCGCCGTAACCTGTTGATAATCAACGAGTTAGGGGTTTTTGGGTTATTTCTTGACTGAGTCGATGATCATATCGAAAGTCCAAACATGACCGCCGGCATCTTCCCAAAGGTCAAAAGCCTCGGACATTGGACTTGCTTGGATACGAACAAGACCATTGTCTTGAATGAATTTTTTTATTTTAATTTCCATATTTTTAGTTCCTACTTAAAGTTAGTTTATTCTGAGCTTGCCATTCAGCAAGCCAGTCTTGATTTTGCTTTAACAGGTCACGAGAGATCTTGACAAGAACGGGGTCGCTCTCGTTTCTGATAACTTCCTTGTGAAAGAAGATATCGGCTTGAACCTTTTGGAAGAGGAGATGTCGATCATTAAGCATATATATAACATAAAGGAGGAGCCGGTGAATGTCAAGCTATTCCTGAAATTAAATCAGTTTGGTGCAAATAGCGCTTTAGCCGCGCTAGCGGCGGCAGTTGTCTAGGTTTACATAAGTCGATGTATATCAACGACTTAGGGAAGCCCGGCCGCCGTAAGTGCCTGATAGTCAACGACTTAGGAGGGGTTAAGCACTACCCACTGCATAGCCACCTCTACCACAGAGCTACCATTCCATAGATGCACCTCTAGCTGAAACTCGGGGGCATCCCTTAGGGGTGTGTCTCTAGGTGCGTTGCCATTCATGCACATATTGGCTAATTCATACAGAGAATCAAGCCCCGCCCTAGAGTTGGGTGCTGAGCATACGACGTCTCCGTCGCGTATCAATTGGTATATAGATGTCATTGATGTCATTGTATTAGTCTACTAGTATAAGGGGGGTAGGTAGTGGAGTGTGAGCTATATAAGCCTCTAGCTCATTAGCCTCTGCCTGTGCTATCCTATCAAGATCTGCTTGCGCGGCTACGCATTGCATCATGGCTGCGCCTGATCCGTTATTAGCTGCGTCGAGGTTATTGTCGAGGATTTTCTGTAGTCTTTGTTTTTCGTTCATATATATAACATAAGGGCATACGTGCCTAATGTCAAGCTATTTGGCGATTTATTTTCATTTATTTTGTTTATTACATAAGTCCCTGCACATCAACGACTTACGAGGGCCAGGCCGCCGTAAACCCTTGGTATTCAACGACTTATGAAAGTAATGTTCATATATCGTGCCAACTTATTTATTGCACTATACCACTACAGGATAAGGCACAAAAAAGCCCACATAGTGGGCTGCTGTATAGGTTAACTATGTGGAAGCTTAGAACACAAGAGGATCCGGCAACTTATTAGGCGATGCGAACCAATCGGATGAGTCAATCACTTGCCCGTTTAGTACGGGCTCGAATTTGAATTGGCAGACATCTGCGTTGGCTATGCCGTTGACGCGTTCGCGTGTGGTGGGCGTGTTCCATCCTGCAAGCGACCATCTGACCAAGCCGTCAGGGTCACGCTTGACAATGGCGTTACCATGTAGCCAAACGGTTTGCCCGTCTGTCCTTGTGTTGCCTACCTTTAGAGATGTGCCTTGATTGAAGGCTTGTTTGATTTGTTCTGTTACTTTTCTCATTATTTTATTTATTTAATTTCGGACATTATGCCAACTATGGCGCTAATTATTAAGACTATTAAGATCTCCATATTATACTGATTCAGCTAAACCTTCGAAGTGATCTTGAAACCATTCGTCCATTTCTTCCTCAACAAACTTTTCGATTTCCTTGTTTGTTATAGTCAATTCAGTAGGTTGATCGTTGTTATCATATTGTCTTGCTGACAAAACTACAGCGTGAATATCAAAATCTGAATTACCGAAAAAATCCGTAAGGCATGGATCAAAGACCCAATCTGTACTGATTTGAGCAATCACTGTGTCGTCTCCATAGTAAAAAGTACCCTCAAAGGCATCATCGTTAATTTGTTCGTAATCTTCTAGTATTAATTTCATAAGTATAATGTAAGCTATTTATTCGGTTTATGCAAACTTTTTCTTCAGTTATTTGCAATTATATTTTAGCAAGTAATTTTAAAGCAATTTGCTTTTCGCTATCGTTGTGAGTAATTTCTTCAAGGATCTGTATTCTTGTCGAATTTATTTCATGTGCAAAGGTTGCGATTCCATCTTGAAAATCTTCATTCAAAGGATCATTTTTAAAGTTTTCTAATTCTTTAATTTGCTTTTCTAATCTAATATTTAATGTTTCTATCGTATCGTTCATATATATAAAGTAAGGTATTTTTTAACTAATTGCAAACTTTATTTCAATTATTTTGCATTAAAAGCATTTTTTATCATATCGAAAGACCAAAAATTATCTCCAACATCAGTAAACAATTCAAAGTCTTCAACTTCTCTCTGTCCTACATAGTCAATTATACCAAGGTCTTCAATCATGAATTCTATTATTTCGTCTGTTATCATATCTCTATTTTTTATATTGTTTATTTAATGTTATGTATAGAATATCGCATATAAATTAACTAAAGTCAAACTTTTTTGCAATTACCTTTCAATTATTTTATTGCACAATGCACCCACCCCATTTCTTCAAAAAAAGCGAATGACATTTGTCCCTATATAACCGGGGGGTGCATGTCTTCAATATCCCCTAGAGACTCAAGACAGAAAAATGTCGGCAGCTGCCTTCTTTCTTTGGTGTAATGACAAATAACATGAATTCAATATTAGCAATATGCTCAGAGTACAGCGATAATGTATGGTATTCTGGGTTTAGTAGCGAATCTATACCAACCAAGATCGCAATAGAGATCGAGAGGAAGTATAGGTTCTCTTTCGTGAAGTTAATGGGGAGCCGGGGGTTCACTTTAGACGGAATGAAGAGAGGTGATGATAGGGTGTGTATATTAACATTAGTATATGTGGGAGCTAAATGCATTGATTGACCCCCCCTATTAAATAAAAGTAAATATAATTAATTAAATATTAAATTAATACAAAATTCAAAAAAATAAAAGCAGTAATTTGAAAATCAAACTAATATAATAAAAAACAAATTGATATTTCGCGCGAAAGACATATATATAACTATAAGCATAACAACCTTCTTCTTGAGGTCAACAGCCGTTGACCTTTAATACATAATACCAATGGACTATAAACAGATAAAGAGTAGTAGATATTACAAGTTAAGATATGAGTATAAACAATATAAGAAAGAATATAATGAATTAGAATTTATATTTAATAAAATTTCAATTAAATTTACAGAAGCTGTTCAGGAGTTTTGCTTGTCGCACAATCTGAGTGATCCATTTACAAATAATGCAGTTAGACCTCAAAATGTCGGCGGCTTTGGTTCTTTAGAGACGAAGTCTCTTTATAGGTCATTAGCACTAAAGACTCACCCAGACAAGAAGACAGAAATAAAAGAGAAAGAAAGAATATTCAATGAAGCAACAAAGGCAAAGTCCTCAAACAATTTGCAAGAGTTGATTAATTTAAGTAAAGAGATTCAATGCGCGCCACAAGTAGATGAAATAACATTTGATCAATTAGATTTGCTTGAATTTAATTTGAATGAAATTAAGGAAAAAATAAATAATATAAAAACTAGTGCTGTGTGGTTATGGTTTTATTCTAATTCGACCAAAAGGGAGGAAGTTTTATTGAAATTTGTTGAGTTTTAATTTACAATTGTATTATAATTTTAACAAAAAACACGATTTCTATAGAAATTTCGTGTTGGAATTTTAGGATTAATGATTTTATAATTAACTATATATTAAAATAAATGCCAAGAAAAAATAAGCCTACCATAGAATTTGAACAGTTAGCTCCAGCTAAGATAGATATAAAAAGCTTATCTCTTACTGACAGGCAGAAATGCTTGCTTAAGATATCTCTATCAGAAGAAAATAAAATAACCTTCATATCGGGGCCCGCTGGGTCAACTAAAACTTTCATGGCTGTATACTCAGCATTAAGAAAATTAAAGAGGGATGAAAACTTGGATTTATTATATGTTCGCACAATTATAGAGAGTGCAGATAAAGGGTTGGGGGCTCTACCTGGAGATATTGGAGAAAAAACCAACCCATATATGGGACCATTAGATGACAAGCTTAGGGAATTAATTCCATCGGGAAGTGGAGTAGTCTCAGACTTAATAAAAAAGAAGAGAGTCCAAGCCATGCCTATAAACTTCTTAAGAGGAGCTAATTGGATTAATAAGATCGTAATAGCGGATGAGGCTCAAAATTTTACATTTAAAGAATTGACGACATTAATGACAAGAATAGGTCATGGGACTCAACTTTTTATATGCGGCGACTACATGCAGAGCGATATTAACGGCAAGAGCGGTTTTAAGGAAATGTTTAACTTGTTTGATGATGAGTCTAGTAAGTCCAAAGGTATCGAGTGCTTCTCTTTTGGGCTCGACGATATCAAACGTAGTGCCATACTCTCTTTTATTATTAAAAAAATAACTAAAAACTTACCTAAATAAGTGTAATAACTCCTTATGTTAGGGAGTGTTATTAATACAGTAATAGGGGCGGGAATAAAAGTTGGGGCAAATTTATTAAATTTCTGGCTAGAGCAAAAAAAGCAAACTCAGTTAGCTTTAGTTGCAAGGGATAGTGAAATGCTTAAAGCTCTGATTGAGAATCAGAACAGAAGAGCAGATGATAATTTCGTAAAGACTACCAGGCGGGTACTTTTTATGTCTATCACATTCACAATGTGTTTTTTAATGATATATTATGCGATGAATCCCCATATCACATACGATGTCCTAATGCCAAAAGGGGAGGGATCTAAAATGGGCTTATGGGCTTGGGTTTCTGGTTCAAATGATTGGGTTCAAGTAAAATTAACCGGAGGATTAATGCTAACATCCTTTATGGACTTATGTTTTATGGTTGTAGGGTTTTATGCCATTCCTTCAAAAAAGTAATGAAGTACATAATATTAATATTAATGTTTGGTTTAGCTACTTCATGCTCCATGAAAAGCTTAAAAAAAACTTCTAGTAACCCTCTGGGACCTACATCTACATTTGAATTAGTTGACTTAGATAAAGATGGATCAATCAGTCCTCAGGAATTTAAAAAAAATTCAAAAACATTAAAATATAATTTATTTAACCCAGTTATATCTTTTTCTGTTATATTGTTCATAATAATATTTATAATATTTATACTCAATAGATCCAAAGAAAGGTGTATATAAATACATGTCTGAAACTGGCCTCACATTAATAGTAGGAGATTCATCTGTTATGGATGTATCTATATATAATGATGATGAATTATTAGATCTTACTGAATATTTAATTTTGTTTACTGTCAAGAAGCCTTTTTTTGGAGCTATTGGCCTCAACCCCAATGAGGACTCTTCGGCTGTGTTGGTAAAGAATAGCGAAACTGACGGAGGTATTGTTAAGTATTCTTTAGGTTCTATTAAAATAAATATTTCAAGCACAGAAAGCTCTAGAATAATAGACGGAGAATATGATTATGACTTGCAAATCTCATTGCCAAGCAATCCCGACACAATTATAACTGTAAATTCAGGAAAAATCAATTTCTCCAAACAAATAACAAGTAGGGCGGGCCCACTATGAGTAAGTATAAGGCGATTTTTAATAACATTCAGTATGAGGAATGTATATACGAAGTGCTTTCGAATGAGAAGGGCGATAAGCTTTTATTTCCTGGAGATATTTCGCAAGATGGAATAGGTTACATAGTGTCCGCAAAAAAATGCGACTCTAGAATGCTAGAAAAGAATTTAACTGCAGTAATAAAGATTAATTCTTTATCTGCTAAACTTAGTGTAATTTAAGGAAATGCCCATAAAAAGACCAGATCAATTACCCAGCGGATCGAGCTTTAGTTTCGACGATATACTCTTGGTTGAAAAAGATCCTAATTCAGATGGAAAAGTTTTATTTAAAGCTACACTTAGAGACTTCATGAAGTCGGCCTTGCAACTCGACCCCGAAAGAATGGGAGCTAATCCAATAATAGGCTTGCAGTCTAAATTTGAGTGGGTAGTCGACCAAGTGGAAGCTTTAGGCAAGAACCCGCTGTATCCAGTGAGTAGTTATGAAGGTTATGTGAGTGATGGGAAATCTAGCGACGATCAATATACATCTCCAACACCAACCAGCACCGTTACTCCGACAGTAACACCTTCCAGCACGCCCTTTAAGAGCCCTACTCCGACTCCGACTTTAACTCCAAGCATTACCCCTAGCCCTAATACTTCAGAAAAGCAAATTACTCTAAAAGGATATTTAAATGAAACTATTTTATTGCCTCAGGAACACCTGCCTAAAAACAATGGATACTCAGAATGGGAGATTAAAGAAGGTTCTGTAGAAGTAGGTTTAAGTATTTACTTTGAAGGGGTCAAGCCTGACAGCTATTCACCCACACAGCTTGGAGAGAAGTTGTTTACATTTAAAAGATTAAATGAAGGTGAAGATTTCGTGTTCTTAAATGTGGTTTATGATGAGGATGATTATGATAAGATTTTTGTCCAGGGTTTAGAGCGAGAATCGTCGATAACTTTCACAATTAAATATTCATGATATGTCAGTAATTGCAGATCCACCAGACGGAGATAGCGGAGCTCCAGAGAAGTATTTTTTACTTAAATCCTTACAGAAGTCAAACGTAGGCTCTAGAGACTCTGACGGAAGTGTTAAGGAATTTTTTGATGCTGCGGACATAGGAGTCGTGCAATCCTCGGCTCTACTTCAAGGCTTAAATGAAGACGAATTTAAGAAAGGTTCAGTGGAGCCCAATCAGCCATACATTGCCTTTATAAACACCGGACGATTTGAAACAACCGGCAGGGGGGCAGATTCTGTTCAATGGAACGCAGGCTCTTCGAATAGAGAGACAGAAGAGAATTTTGCTAATGCTGTTATTGCGAAAGTATCAACAAAAATTGCGTTCTGGAGAGGGTTGGGGAATCAATTAGGTAGTGTCTCTAATTTTGTTGGATCATTCGCGACATCGGCCCAAGCACAACCCTACTTTCAGGCTATTATTGATGGTAAGACTTATACAGAAAGTTCTACTGGAGCGGACACTAATTTAATTTATCCTTATGGCCTGAATGTTATTGATGCTATCAATAAAATATATGGCCCGACCAAGAACTCTCAAGAAGAGGTACTATCAAAGCAGTTAGGCAGTTTGAGCTCTGTAGTTTTAAAAGCTGAATCTTTAGAAGATAAAATAGTAAGAACTATCGGCCCAATTTTTTCCACAACGATAGTTAATGACTTTAAGGATTTAGTGGGTCAAGAGCATATACTTTCTGGCATTATGCAGAACTTTATGCTTATCAAGCAGGTAACTGGGGAGCTTTCAGTTATAAGTTTCTCTGGAATGCCTGACACTCCAACGGGGTATGATGAAGGAAAGTTTTTAAGATCAACAGCGACGGGTATAGAGTACGTTGATATAAGCGGACAAGTTCCTGTTAGTTTTCTTGATGATATCATAGATAAGCCTACAACTGAGGTGGTGGGTGGATATTTAAAGCTTGACACCGACGGAAAACTGGTATGGTCTCCAGCTACTACTAACGGGGATATAGCTTACACAATCACAGGAGCGACTCATATCTCTGGATTACTTGATACTCCAGATGGATACGATGAAGGTAAATTTTTAAGGTCAACAAGCAATGGAGTCGAGTACGTTGATATAAGCGGACAAGTTCCTGTTAGTTTTCTTGACGATATCATAGATAAGCCTACAACCGAGGTGGTGGGTGGATATTTAAAGCTTGACACCGACGGAAAACTAGTATGGTCTCCAGCTACTACTAACGGGGATATAGCTTACACAATCACAGGAGCGACTCATATCTCTGGATTACTTGATACTCCAGATGGATACGATGAAGGTAAATTTTTAAGGTCAACAAGCAATGGAGTCGAGTACGTTGATATAAGCGGACAGATCTCTTCTCAGCAAATTAACTGGATAGCTTACCCCTTAGTTTCAGATCTGCCGTCAGCTTCTGAGCATCATGGAATGTTTGCTCATGTCCATGGCGAAGGTTCAGCATACATGGCTCATGCTGGATCTTGGAATAAAATATACCCAGCCTCTGAGTCCGAAAATATTAATTCGCTCACAGGGTTATCTGACACTCCCGCTGTATACGAAAGCGGTAAATACTTAGTTTCAACTGAGACTGGGATTGAGTATCGGGATATTGATTTAGGGACAACTTCGCTCACAGGACTTTCGTTTACTGGATTTTCTGACACTCCCGCTGTATATGAAAGCGGTAAATACTTAGTTTCAACTGAGACTGGGGTTGAGTATCGGGATAGAGAATATTTAGGTAAAGATATACCTGTTTATCCAAATAGCTATAACGACACCGACTCGCTACCACCAGACCCACAGAACCGCGATGGGGAATTGGTTAAAGTTGGATGTGAACTCTATTTATCTTGCAACGGAAAATGGATAAATACGACCAGTGAAAACTTAAGTGTTACTTCTCAACTGCCAGGCTGCATAAACAATCTAGAGGAGGCTGTGCAGTATTCAGAATATAAAGATAAATTCTTGGCTGAGAATAGCTCCGATTCTTTTGCCGCAGGGTTTGACGGAGGCATAGAACCTCTAGTGATAGATGTATGCATGCATATAGACTCCAATAATAGCATTTATGACTCTGACCATAGTTTAAAAATTGTAGAAACAAGCTACAAGTGGGGAATATTTAAAAACCCTCAAGCTATAAATATCGAAGCTTTAACATCTAATCAAAATTGTACTTTTTCACAATGGACCTCTAGTTCCGCAGCGTTTGAAGATCAAAACAATTCACACACATCATTGTTGATAGATACTGACACTTCAATTACTGGAAGTTTCTTCTGTTTTGGCTCGATAGATGAGCCAGTATGTGAAGATATTGCACTGCATTTACAACCCGCCGTAGGAGAAACTATCGCTGACGAAAGCAGCAACAATCATCAAATAACAATACAAGGCAATGCAACCGTAGACAACACGGCTACATTGTTTGGCGGTGGCACAATGAATTTTGATGGCGCTGGGGATTATTTGAGTGTTGCTCATTCAGATTTATTCAACTTTGGGTCTGATGACTTCACAATAGAAATGTGGATCAATTTTAATTCTCAACCAGCCTTTGATTCGGTGGTAATGTCTCATGGTGATTCTGGCACTAACTCTAACGATTGGGGCTGGATGTTTTGGTCAACAGGACCAAATAATCTTTCCTTCTTTTCTTCGTTAGTAGGAGAAGGGAGCAATTGGTCGGGAAGTGTTCCAATGATGGATTCAATTAATTTACATCAATGGTATCATATAGCAATCGTTAAAAAATCTGGTACGGTTTATACATATGTTGATGGCGTACTTCAAAATCAAAGATCACATAGTGCTTCGATTAAAAATGTAACCCAGAATTTGATCATAGGCAGGAGTCACTGGTCCAATCGGTCGGCGGAGTTTGATGGCTATTTTCAAGATATTCGCATTAGTAAAAAAGCATTATACACAGAAGACTTCGCTCCGCCAAGTAATTTATTCACTAAGCCTTGCCCTAAATAATTGCATTTAAAATATGACTAATTCAACAAAAACATCGATGTCCGGTTTCTTTGAAATGGGAAAACATATTAAGAATAATTTGAATTTCTCGGGGTTGCAGGATACTCCAATGGGGTATGATGAAGGGAAGTTTTTAAGATCAACAGACAATGGGCTCGAGTATGTTGATATAAGCGGAAAAGTTCCTGTCAGTTTTCTTGGGGACATTGTAGATAAACCTACGGCTGAGGTGTTGGGCGGATATTTAAAGCTTGACAACGTCGGAAAACTAGTATGGTCTCCAGCTACTACTGACGGAGATATAGCTTACACGATCACAGGAGCAACTCATATCACTGGATTACTTGATACTCCAGCTGGATACGATGAAGGCAAATTTTTAAGGTCAACAAGTAATGGGATCGAGTACGTTGATATAAGCGGACAAGTTCCTGTGACTTTCGAGGAGATCATTGGAACTCCTGATCAATATCAAAGCGGTAAATACTTAGTTTCAACTGAGACTGGGATTGAGTATCGGGATATTGATTTAGCGGCATCGTCATTCATCGAACTTTCTGATACTCCTCGAGATTACGACGATGGAAAGTATTTAGCCTCTACAGCTAATGGGCTTGAGTGGGTAGACGCTACGACAACCGAAGGGGGTGACGATACCTCAGTAGTTCCTGAAGTTTATGATAATATTAATTCACTACCGCTAGCGATAAACCAAGATGGAGCTATAGTAAGAGTTGGATGTGATCTTTATGTATCATGTGATGGACAATGGAGGCCCTTAGTTGAATCTGGGCAAGAGCAGCTTCCTGTAAGCACAATTCCTGGTTGTATTAAAAATATAAATGAATTAACTTTATATCAAGCTTATAAAGATGAATTTATAGCAGACAATTCTTTGGATTCATTTGAAGCAGGATTTGATCAAACTTTTCAAAGTTTAATATATGATGTTTGTCTCTATACAGAAGATCCAGCTAATATTGTAAAAATTGATGAAACTACATACAAGTGGGGGATATTTAAAGATACTACTGTGGTTAATATTTCAGCGACCCCTCAGCAGGTAAGCGATGGTTCGGTTTCTTTTGTTCGGTGGGACGGTGTTGGGGCTGTCTTTGGAGATCCACTTGATGCCAACACTACTTTAACTGTAGATAAGGATTTAGCAATTACAGCTTATTTTACAAGATTATATACTGCCGCTAGATGTGCGGATGTTTTATTGTTCATTGATGCCACCAAAAGTATAAAAGATTTAAGCTTGGAAAATAGCGAGATTATTTCTGAAGTTCCTGTTGATCGAGATTCAGACGGTTTGCATTTTGGTAGGGGTGGCAACTTTACTAGATATTCAGCCGGCGAATATACAAAAGCGACTATACCTTCCTACTTGTTTGGTAATAGCAAGACATTCACTTTTCAATTTAGACTCACACAAGCTGGTAGTGATGGCTTCTCAATGGCAATAGGCAATAATGAACATTATGTGGTATTGAGGATTATGTATGATAAATTTGTGATGCATATTGGCGACCCCGGTACATGGGGATCTAATATAGGAACAGGAATAGTTCCTGTGATAGGAAAGTGGTATGATATAACAATGCGATATGGAAGTAGATATGACCAAATTGCAATAAGCATTGATGGTGTTGAGTTTGATTGGGCAACTAAGGCGGATTCGCTCGGTTCTAGTGGTTCGGGATCAATGAGCACAATAGATGCCACCAGTTATTTAGCTATCAATTCCACCTTTGGTGGCGATTCTTCCGTAAATGCAGATTATAAAAACATTAAAATATTTGAGGGGCAGGCGGCGGATATTTCCTCAATTGACCCTGCATCCACATCAGTTCCCGAAGGATGTACTTCTTTGTTATTCAGCAGTTTAAATGGAAGCGGAAATGATGATGGAAATTTAACTTTCGCCCCCGTAGTTCCACATAGCAGAATAATGACAGAAATGGATTCAGGAAAAAGTGCTGTATTTACTGGAGGCGATAGAAGTTATATTGACACACAGCTTAATCTTCACGATTTAACTAATCTAAGTTTATCTTTCTGGTTTTATTGGGATGGCAGTACGGATGGAGCGGTAGTAGGTTCGATAAATAATGATGGAGCACTCACATCCTGCCGTCAACAAGTTCAATTTAGATCTTCGGATAGTAAAATTACCTACACGTCAAGGCAAGGCGATTTAGCGAGTTATACATTTTCATTGCCTGACGGATGGCACCATTTTGCCGTTACGGACAACAACTCAACAGCTGCTTCTGATGCGGTAAATATGTATGTTGACGGCATTCCAGTTCCTTATTCGGTGTTGGTTAGTGGTGGCAATTATAGCACAAACACCAATATGCAAATTGGTAGAACTAGAAAAAGTGATGGCGGTATTGGTCGTTGGCTTAGTGCAAAATTAGATGACTTAAGAATTTATTCTGACATCTTAACTCCCACAGAAATACAATATATATCCAGAAACGACAGGCCTAATATTCCGACAGATAATCTTACTGCTTACTATAAATTTGATGGCAATGTTAATGATCAAAGTGAGCTTTATGACGGAACTCCACATTCAATAACATATACAGAATCTGCGCATTTCAGTTTTGGAGATCAATTACTACTGACAGATAAACCATTTGCCTCTTTAGGTACTGAAGCATACACAATCGAATTTTTAGTTAAGACTGATGAGTTTCAAACAACAGGTGGCGGGGGTGTAATTTTTAGTTCGCATTGGGAAGGGGAGCATGGAGGTTGCACAGGCTCGGCTCAATATTGGTCCATTTCTATTGGCGGTACTGGATTGGTGAATTTTGACTTCAGGGATACAGGTAATACCCATGCGAGCTCAATACCTATCGTTTTAGGGGTCTGGAATCATGTCGCTATTACATACGACGGATCAATTGGAGTTGGAGAATCAGGAAGATCAACAGGATATACATTCTGGATAAACGGAAAAAAAGCTGGAGAATGGGGCTCGTATATTCAGAGAAATGTGTCAGGCGAATCTTGTGTAGGTCAAATTAATGGAGTTGTTGATATGGGTGGATATACTTTAGGTACAACTTTACATGAGGTTATAGGAGCCAACTCAAGTCTTTCTTATATCGGACTCTTAGGTAGCCTTAAAGAGATTAGAATTATAAAAGGTAAATCTATATACAACGCAGATTTTACCCCACCAGCTTTAATAGAAAATTTATGCGAATAATATGAGTGAAGATACATACAAAATGTTAACAGCCTTTAGTGGCATGGGTAATTTCATGAGAGGAAAATTAGAAGGGCTAACTTTTTCTGGAATGCAGGATACCCCAACTGGATACGAGAGTGGAAAATATTTAGTTTCTACTGCTAGCGGTGTTGAGTGGACAGATGCTCCTGTTGGAGTCTCTTCTTCAGTAACTTCTTACGATTCAGTCGCTAGCTTGCCAGCCAGTCAAGAAGTGGGAACGTTAGCTACTGTTGGCTGCGACTTGCACATTGCTTGTGATGACGGAGAATGGCAGAAGGTATTAAAGGATGGAGAGCAGGCTTCAGTATTAGACGATGAGAAATTTCCAGCATGCGTTACAACTATAAACGATCAAATTATATATAGCTCATACAGAGATGCTTTCATAGAGGATAATCAGGCTGATGTATTCAAAAGGGCTTACAATGGAGACCCTCAAACTGGAATTCATGAAGTGTGTGTTTACACGATTGATCCAAAAAACATCGCTCGAATAGATGACGGGCCAGACAATATTTACAAATTTGGTTTATTTTACGGGAACACAGGGGTAGATATAACTGCGATACCAAAAAATAATGATGTCACATTTGATAGGTGGGAGTCAAGCACGAGTCAGGATGTTTTTGGCGACCCCAATCAACAAAATACTACTTTGCAAGTCAGCGAAAATATGGATATACACGCTTACTTCGCAGGCTATACGGTTGCCGTAACCTTAAATCTTACAAACTACATAAATGCGAATAGCATTGCGGTTGCAGGTAACACTTTAATTGCTGGATATTATGGGCGTCAGGTTGTTATTTGGGAAATTCAAGAAAATGGAAGTCTACTTTACAAGCAGAAATTAACTAGTGGCTCAAATTCCAATTTTGGCATAGGTTGCAATTTAAATGAAACGGGAGACAAGATCATCGTGTCCGACTATAAACAGGGCACTCAAAGGGTGTATTTATATGTAAAAAATTCTGATGGCATATTTGAACAAAAAAACTCTCTTTCGCGCGCTGAATATGCTTTCAGTAGTGATGTAGCATGGGTTGGCGATAAGATATACTGTTCATCATATCAATACTTTAAATGCTGGATGTATGACGTTGACCCGACAGATTATGCCATTACCTTAGATCAAGAATTATACTATAACCCGCAAAACATTAGCACTCCCAACTCCTCGTCATGGGGATTTGGCAATAAGCATGATGTTTTTGGTAATTTGTGGGTAGTGGCAGGTTTTGATTCAATAAATATTGCAAACTACAACATAGCAACAAGTCAGTGGGAGATCAATGAGTCCGAATCTTTTAATTTTGCAAGTGCAGTCAATACAAGCATCAATAACGGAGCCACTCTTGCTGCGGTTGGAAGTGCTGTAAATGACGTAATTATACAAGATTACGACAATATATTTGTCTCTAGCTCCGAAAGTTTTTCTGTAGATGGATTGAGTTCTGCTGGGGCAGTATTTAAATTCCAAAAACAAGAAGGCCAATGGGTTCATGTTCAAACATTTACTTCTAGAACCCCGAATGCAAATTCTTATTTCGGTATAAGTATAGATGTCAAGGGAAATCAATTGTTTGTGTATGATTACCTGCCAAACGAAATAACTATAATTAATATATAATGAGCAGAGATATAAACAAATCATTTCAATCGGAGATTGACAAAGCCGCTTTTATTAAGCAAAAAATCGAGGAATCTGCAGGTTCATCAACTGGGGGTTCTTCAAGTGGTGGTGGAGCTTTCGCTAGTAGCGAAAGCGGAATCTACTGGTCTAATTTTTACACAGATGTTCCGGATGCGATAATCCTCCCTGATTCTGCTGGTAATCAAAATATCCTAAATCTCAACCAACTCCTAACTAACGACGAGATTTTCTATGTAGCTAGATATTACCCAGATGAGCATAAATATATTTCCTTTAAGAATGACGACATTGGAGAAGTTGGTACCTATCGGGCAGGAGTAGGTGGAGCGGTGACTAGCCTTTCTGGTATTCTGGATGAAGGTGGTGCATTATATTATGGTGGAGGTTCTTCTTTAGGAAATGGAATTACCTCTCTCGATATAACGAAAGACATTATCCCTCTTGTCGGTAGTGGAGTTAAGATTCCTGATTCTATTTTAATTAAAGATGCAACTAGATCAACAGACTTTTTTAATCTTGACCTCGCAAGCATTGCCTCGGGTAGTCATTTTTCTTATGAAACGAATAATGGTGTCGGCAAACGGTGGTATATAGCATTTGATGTAAATGATGGGTCCTACAAATATATAGCAGCTGGGGTTGATGTTAATGTTTCAAAAGAATTCGGTTCAATTCAAGAGTATATAGCAAACGGAAGAGCTACATATTACGGAGATTCTAGTTCAAGTAATAATTCTAGTTCAAGTAATGGTTCTTCAACTTTCGCAGCACTTACTGACACCCCGACAGAACTTACTGCCGATAAGTATCTCAAAGTAAATACTGAAGGAACAGCTTTAGAGCTTGTGGATGCTCCTGTTGGTTCGGGCGGAGGTTCGGGTGAGGGAGCCAATACTGCTGAAATACAGGCTCATCAAGGACTCTTTGAAGGAGTTGTACCGTTCGCTATATCCGCTCTCACGAGTAACACTGCAGGTAGAAAGATTTTGTATCTTGATCACTACGGAGCTGGAGGAGCGAGCGAGGATTATTTTTTATATTCCAACCATCTCGATGCTGGGAGATTTGCCGTGTATTTTAAAACTAATACCGTAACAGGCGAATGGCTCACTAGCAGCACTATAACAAAAGAGGGTGATGGTTCTTTGGCAAGCTATATAGCTAATGGTCATGCATTTTATTTTGGTGGAGGTTCTTCAGATGGTGGTTCTGCAATTCAAGCAGTAAGTATAACAGGAGGAGGTGACGGAGGTTCGTCTGTTGGGTACAACGACAGAAGTTTAACAACGATTCAAGGGGTAAATGGAGTTGCTGGATTGACTCTTGACAATAATATTGTGACATTGACTGAGCCTGGTAGATATCATATTAAAGCAAGAAGTGGTTCTTATGTGTCTGAGTTGACATCGACTACAATATATTTTATATCAGGTGACTACGAGACGCAAAGATTTGAGTCGCAACGAGGATGGTGTCATGCAGGAGCTTATTCTTCTGATGTTGTGGTAACGGAAAGTTCAGTTGTAGTTGATATTACACAAACTACAACATTTAAAATTGAAACTTATATTTCTAAAGCAAAAACTGGCAATGGTTTGAGTTATGGTGGTGGTGCGAGTGTATTCGTTCAAAGGTAGTCCGTGGGCACTAATGGTGTGCAGTTTGTTAATTTTATTTAATTTATAATTTATAATTAATTATTCTGTGTATATATCTTGCATATGGATTGGTCTATAATACTATCATCGTGTATAGTTGCAATAACTACAATATTTAGCATATTCTTAAAGGAGTTCATACAAGCAAGGTCTTTAAAGTCTAAGACTTGTGTCGTGAATTATACAAAGAAAAATGAAAATGTAGAGAAAGCAATTAATTATTTATCGAAAGCCTTGAAGTCTGACAGGGTTTATATTTATGAGTTTCATAATGGGGATCACTTCTATAGTGGAACTCATCAGCAGAAATTCAGCTGCACTTATGAATCTCTAGGAGCTGGGGTAAGTTCTGAAGCTTTAGCTCTGCAGGACTTAAGGGTTAGTACCTTTAATTACTTCATCAAGTCTGTTGTTAATGAAAATAAGTTCTTCATTCCGGACTCTGGGGAAGTTAGTAATCCATTAATAAAAAGCTGGCTAGACACGAGAGGAATTGCATCTACTTTTTCTTTTCCTATTAAAAGTTTAAATAAAAATATAATAGGTATAATAAGTATAGACTTTACTAAGCAGAAGGATGAGTTAACTTGCGAGGAAATTCAGCTTGTTATAGATCAATCTAAGATAATTTGCGGTTATTTAATTTAAAATAGAATTTAATTGATTAATTATTTATTATTAATTAATTATGTTATCTACCTATTGTCAGGAATGCGGAAGTAAGAACGAATATATATCAAAGAAGCCTAAATACTGTTCTGAGTGTGGGGAGCCTCTGGGTGTACAGGATCAGAAAAAAGATGAAGCCCCGCCTGTTAAGGCTATATCCAGATCTCAAGATTCGCCTAGCTTAGACCTGGATGAGGAAGGTCTGGATATTTACGAGGTTCCCAGTTTAGATAAACTCGATTATGAAATAGAAATCGCTGGTAGTTCAAATTCCTTCAGCTTAGGTCAATTAATGGGAAGTTCTGAAGCTCGACATCAAGAAGTAAAGCCTAAGAGGGGTAGACCTAAAAAGAAATGACTGAGTCTATTGAGCTTATTGGGCCGGTTGAACCTATTAAGTATGAAGATAAGATCGATGTAATTAATCAGGAAATAAGAAAAAGAAAAAATAAATGGTTTCTCGACTCGATGCCGTGGATATCGTTCGAGGATGTTGAGCAAATAATTAGAGTTCACATATACCAAAAATGGGAAAAATGGGATCAATCCAGAGAGCTCAAGCCTTGGATTAATAAAATTATTAGTAATCAATTTAAGAATATATTAAGAAATTTTTATTTAAACTTCGCTAAGCCCTGTTCTAGTTGCCCATTTGATAGCTCGTCAGAAGGGGAAATGTTATGTACATTCACCAAGAGCGGACAACAAGATAAGAGTTGCCCTTTGTATGCTAAATGGGTAAAAAGTAAAAAAAGTGCTCACGATGTTAAGATCCCGTTGAGGTTGGATGCTCAGGAGTACGAATCTGGTATCTTTGTGGGGGATTCGTTTAATATAGATCTTGCTGCAGAAAAAATTAGAGTATTACTTAAAGAGCAGCTTTCGGAGCGCCAATACGATATATACATAATGCTATTCATCGAGAACAGGCCGGAAGATGAAGTTGCTAAATACCTTGGATACAAGAGTAATGAGAGTGGAAGATCTGCTGGCTATAAACAGCTCAAGAACATAAGGAAGTCATTAAAGGAAAAAGTTATAAGGGTTATGAAAAATAATGATATAATAATATGAGTTTAACCAACGAGCAAAAGGCTTTTATTGATGAAAATTTTCATAAAATTCCTGATTTAATAGAATTAACTAGAGCTACCTTTAAGGATGGAACTATCGATGGTAGATCAAAGCAGGGTAGGTCTGTGAGGGAGTATTTAGCCTCGAAGGATATTAAATATCAAACAACCAAACATAAGGAGGTTAAGCCTATACTGCTAAGCTCCGAGCAGAAAGATTTTATAACACAATATGCTGCTGATGGTATGTCTAGTTTTCAGATAGCTCAAGTATTATTTCCCGACAAAGAGGTCAAGAGGTTAAGTCAAGAGCAGAGAGTGGTTAAGCAGTATTTAGACGCCGTTAAAAAACAACAAAAAGAAGAAAGGCGAGCCAATAGAAACAAGTACGACCCTCCCGAGTCAACCCAGGAATGTATAGACTTGGTTAATCAATATACTAATAGTGACTACATTGAGTCAGACTTAAAGGGTATTGAGAGGAAATCTCTAGAGTGTTTGTTTAAATTTCTTAGATCCCCTAGGTTTACTCAGATAATAAACAACTACGGAAAAGAGGAGGATCAGGAATTATTTCAGGCTGAATTCATTAGAGCTACATGGGACAAGCCGGACTTAACATCGGATGAGGTTAATTTGTATGTTAATGTGTGTGTAGATTATATTAATTTGAAGAACATATCTTGTCATATGGAGAAACTTAACAGGATGTTTGATGATGCCGATGAACAGCAGGAATTAACGGTTAGGCTGTCTGAGCTATTAAAGACTAAGAGTGAGGAATATAACCAGTGTGAAAAAAGGCAAGAATCTTTAATTCAAAGACTTGCGGGAGATAGAGCTAAGAGAGTGTCATTAAGGCAAGATAATAACGGTTCCGTCCTAGCTCTGGTTGAGAGCTTTCAGAATCAAGAAGAAAGGGAGTTAATGGTAAAGATGGCTGAAATGCAAAAGAAGGCTATTGCTGAAGAAGCTGACAATCTTGAATCTATGGCTGAATGGAAGTCTAGAATACTAGGAATATCAAAAAGCGATGTAGTTTAAAATGGGCCATTTATGTAAAGTTTGTGAAGAGGCTTTTAGTTCCGAGAAAGGCCTACATATACATCTAAAAAAACATAAGATGGATTTAGCTACATACTACACAAGCTACTACCCCAGAAACAACCTACTTACTGGGGATCCATTGCCATTCAAGAATCGAGAGGAATATTTCTTTCGAGATTTTTCTACTAGAAGTCAGTTGATAAAATGGTGTATGAGTCGCCCAAAAAACGAAGTTAAGACTTATGCTTTAAGCAAGCTTGTTGAAAGGGTAAAGTCTAAGAGCTTATCTTTGGCTCCAAATCACCTAGAACTAAAGATATCTCAACTTCCTGACATCGATGTCTATAAGTATGCATTTGGGAGCTACTCGGAGGCTTGCAAGCAGGCTGGAGTCAAGCCTTTGTTTGGCTCTAAGATCGACCAAGAATTCTTTAACTCGGACTCACACTTTAAGGACTTGAATATTCTTATTGACACTAGAGAGCAAAAGCCGTTGGTTTTTGAGAAATCAGAAGAATTAAAATTAGACTTTGGCGATTATACTATTGGTGGTGAGGACTATAATTATACATATGTGGATAGAAAAGCTGAGCAGGACTTCAAAGGAACCCTTTCTGGGGGTTTTGAAAGGTTTAAGAGAGAGTTAGACAGAGTTAAGAGATTTGATTCTTATTTATTTATAGTTGTAGAAAGTGATCTTAATAAGATATATAAAAATAATAAATTTATAAAACATAAATCTAATTTAAATTTCATATATCACAACATGAGATTATTAACTCACATGTATTCAGGCCATTGTCAATTTATATTCACTGGTAGTAGGAAAAACTCAGAATCAATAGTTCCCAAATTACTAAAGCTGGGTAAATCTCTATGGGATGTTGATATGCAGTACTATATAGACACTAACAATAAAAAAACAAAATAACTAAGAGTAATTTATTATGGCATGGATTGAGGGAAATCAACAAAGAAAAACAAAAGAGGATATCAATAAAGAGATATTAGCTATCGAGGGCTTTATGGAGGATGATGAAGCTAAGGACTACTTATTTAAATTCTTAAGGGAAAATATAACTTTTACCACGAGTTTGATTGGGGGAGTGGATTTATTTCCTTTTCAACATATGGCGATCAAGGCTATGTTTGAGACCGATTATTTTATGGGAGTCTGGAGTCGAGGAATGTCTAAATCGTTCACAACTGGAGTCTATGCATTTCTGGATGCCATACTGAATCAGGGTGTCGAGATTGGAATTTTAGCTGCATCGTTTAGGCAGTCGAAACAAATTTTTAAAAAAATCGAAGACATTGCTGCGAAGCCGGAGGCTCAAATGTTAGCAAAATGCATTACTAAGAAATCTAAAAGCAATGATGAATGGTTGATGGAGATAGGCAGGAGTAGGATTAGGGCATTACCTTTAGGGGACGGATCTAAACTTCGAGGATTTAGGTTTCACAGGATTATTATTGATGAGTTCTTACTGATGCCTGAACGTATCTATAACGAGGTTATTGTTCCGTTTCTTTCTGTAGTGGAGAATCCAACTCAGCGGGAAAATTTGCATAACTTAGAAACAAAATTAATAGATCAGGGCAAAATGAATGAGGATGAAAGGCATTTATGGCCTAATAATAAATTGATAATGTTGTCCTCGGCTAGCTATAAATTCGAATACATGTACAAGCTGTACAGTCAGTTTAACAGTTTAATCAACAAGCAGACAGATAAAGCTACGAGATGCATTATGCAATTCTCTTACGATTGTGCCCCAGGTCAACTTTACGACCAAAATCTACTAACTCAAGCCAAAGCTACAATGAGTCAGTCTCAGTTTGAAAGAGAGTTTGGTGCATTATTTACAGACGACAGTTCTGGGTATTTTAAAACTTCCAGAATGGCTGCATGTACAATAAAAGATGGAGATGATCCTCATGTGGAAATTAAAGGTCAGCCTGAAGATGAATATATATTAGCTTTTGACCCATCTTGGTCTGAGAGTGAAAGTAGTGATGATTTCGCTATACAGGTATTGAAGTACAACAAATCTAACGGAACTGCAACTTTAGTTCATTCGTATGCCATGCCCGGTACGGCTTTAAGGGATCATATTTTTTATTTCCATTATTTAATTAAGAATTTTAATATTGTTTGTATAGTTGGAGATTATAATGGGGGTGTTCAGTTCATTAGTGCCGTTAACGAAAGCCAGCTCTTCAAATCTTCGAATATAAAATTAAAAACAATTGACGGAGAATTTGATAAGATGGATTCGTATAAGGATGAGCTTAGAGTGGCTAAAGGGCAATATAATAAAAAAGATTATAAGTATTTAATACTCAGGAAGCCTAGCTCAGATTGGATCAGAAGAGCTAACGAGTTACTTCAATCTAATTTCGACCACAAGAGGATATGGTTTGGGTCAAGAGCTCTAGAGGACTCTTATAATAAGCAAAGAGCTAAAAAGATCCCTATAGGCAAGCTGAAGTTTATTAGGCTTGCTGACGATGTAGATAAGCAAAGTGACGGAGCTAAAATGATAGACTTCATAGAGCACCAGTACGACATGATTAACTTAACTAAGAACCAGTGTGCATTAATACAGATAACTACATCTCCTCAGGGAACTCAAACGTTCGGGCTCCCACAGGAATTGAGGAGGCAGTCTGGCCCTGATAAAGCAAGAAAAGACTCGTACTCCGCCTTAATTCTGGGAAGCTGGATGACTAAGATATTTTATGACATGAACAATATTCAGCATCAGCAAATCCAGGGAACATTCTCTCCGATGTTCATAGGTTGAAAAGTTAACTTTAACTTTTATAGACTTTTACTTTAACTTTGTGTAATATAAAGAGTGATGAAGAAAAGAAAATACAATAAGAGCTCTAAGTATTGGGACAAGTTCAATAATCAGGATAGACCAATAGAGGAAATACTCAATAGTATGGGGGCCGACGATTCACTTCCGGCCACTGCTGGAGGTAGTTTTTATGTAGGAACATCTCATGCCAGCCAAGGTAGAGCCGCCGCATATAGCGGGAATACAGCTTCAAGGAGAAATTCCGTACATTATTCAGAGAAAAAATATCAGTATAACAATATAGCTCAAGGAATGTTGCCCTATAATTACGGCAAAGGTAATGGGGTGGATGTCAGGGAAGCTATAGAGCTTTGTCAGAAGGCTTATGCTAACATAGCGATATTTAGAAACGCTATAGACATAATGGCTGAATTTTCGAACTCGCCAATCTACCTAGAGGGAGAGAATGATAAGTCTAAGAAATTTGTAGAAAATTGGATGAAGAAAATCGGGGTATGGAAATTGAAAGATCAATATTTCAGGGAGTATTATAGATCGGGGAATGTATTCCTTTATAGAATAGATGGAAAATTTTCAACAGATGATTTGTTAAAGTTAAATTATGTATATGCTTCGGAGAGTTTAATGGCTGGAGAAATGCCAGTCAAGTATATTCTGCTCAACCCTTACGATATAGTAGCAGACAGATCTACCTCCTTCAGGGAAGGTTCGTACAAGAAAATTTTGTCTGAATACGAACTGGAAAAACTCAGGGATCCTAAGACAGATGAAGACAGGAAGGTTTTAGAATCTTTAGACAAGGACACTAGGGAGAAAATAGAAACAGGCTCATATACTGCCGAAGGCTTGGATGTCAAGCTCAATCCGAAGAAGTTGGTTTATTCATTTTACAAGAAGCAAGATTACGAGCCATTCGCTATACCTTTTGGTTTTCCTGTACTGGAGGATATAAACTGGAAACTTGAGTTAAAGAAGATTGATCAGGCTATATGTAGGACGGTGGAGAATGTGATTCTTTTGATTACTATGGGGGCGGAGCCTGAAAAAGGGGGGATCAATCCACAGAATTTAAAAGCAATGCAGGAACTATTCAAGAACGAGAGTGTGGGTAGAGCATTAATTGCGGATTATACAACTAAGGCTCAGTTTGTAATTCCAGACCTAAATAAAGTATTAGGTTCGGAGAAATATAAAATCGTTAACGAGGATATCAAAGAAGGGTTGCAGAATGTAATAGTGGGTAGTGAGAAATTTTCTAATACACAAATTAAGGCTGAGATATTCCTGGAAAGATTAAAAGAGTCTAGAAATGCATTTTTGAATGACTTTTTGCAGCCTCAAATTAAGGAGGTCTGCGAGAATATGGGCTTAAAGAATTATCCAGTTGCTAAATTTGAAGAGATAGATATTAAGGATGAAGTTCAGTTTCATAGGGTTATCACCAGATTACTAGAGATAGGAATACTTACTCCAGAGCAAGGAATTAAATCTATGCAGACTGGAATATATCCAGACCCTAAAGATTTACCTAAGGTTCAGGATGAGTATATAAGTCAAAGAGAGAAAGGGTTTTACAATCCTCTTGTAGGAGGAATACCTATGATAGAGGGAGTTCAGTCTCAGAAGGACAGAGCTCTCAAGAAGCAGGAAATGAAGCAGTCTGAGAATGAGCAGAGCCAACCTCAGAATACAGAGAATGTAAATAAGACTCCGAAATCCGCAGGAAGGCCTGGTGGAACTACCAACATTCCAGTTAACGCATCTAAGGGTTATGATAAGAAGTTAATTCAAAAAACAATATATGATATAGAGGAATTACAATTATATGCAGAAGCTAGTTTCATTAAGAATAAAAAAATTGAAAATATCAGCGAGCCCCAGAAGGAGTTAATTGTGAAGCTTTGTGAGTCTGTAGTTTGTGCTAAGGATAGACAACAATGGAAAAGAACTTTATTGAGCTGCATAAAGAATGTTAATAATATAGAAAAGCTGACAACAATTGATGGCATCGTTGAAATAGGGTCCGAGCATGAACTGAGTGAATATCCTGCTGCAATATTATATCATAGTAAAAAATAAATATTAAGTGTACTTATATGAGTAAATGAATAAACAATTTAAATATACCACAAAATTTTCAGATTTAAGTTTAGCCTCTGAGGATATTAACGACTCTAGGCTCAATATTAGTGAAGCATCTCTAGACTCATTAAAGTCTATGATTCCAGGAGATGTAGACCTAGAAAAAAACCTCGACTTACTTGGGGTTGCATTTAATGCGGCTGTTGTAAATAAATTTAATAAGAACGGAGATGGAATTAGTTCTTCATCTGCAGTAGATATACTAGACCAATTTAAGCATAAGCCTACAAACATTGAGCATAAAAAAGAAAAAGTTGTTGGGCATATTGTGTCTGCATTATTCTCTAGGTTTGAGACAAACGAAATAATGGATACAGAAGAAGCTTTAGCGACGGAAGGGTCGTTTAATATTTCTCTTGCTGCATTAATTTACAAAAGTGTTAATTCGGAATTCGCTAATTTAGTTGAAGAGTCTATGGATCCTGAGAGTCCTTTATACAATAAAGTCTCAGCAAGTTGGGAGATTGGGTTCAATGACTATGTCCTAGCTGTTGGCAATGATGATTTATCTGAATCAGTAATCATTGATGATGAAGAAAAGATCGAAGAATTAAAAAATAATTTAAAAGCTTATGGCGGAACAGGATTTCTAGAGGATGGGTCTACAATAAACAGGCTTATTATTGGAGAAATTTTCCCGCTAGGCATAGGATTCACATCCAATCCAGCTGCTGAAGTAAAGGGAATCACTAGGAGTTCGTCCAAGAACGAAGAGTCTGTAATAGACCAAGGCGAGAAATCTTATAATGGTGATAAGGATTATGATTATGGATCCGACAACGAAGTTGAAAATAAAAAAAATAAAAAAAATATTTCACAAATGAATGAATCTGATGTAATTAACAAAAAACGTACTACTATGGAAAACAACGAAATTTTAAACAATCTGGTATCAGCTCTTGAAGATAAAGTGTCTAACAAGAAATTCTCTGAAGAAGCTGTCGCTACCGTATCTAAAATTATTAACGACGCAATCTTGGAAAAGAATACTTCATTCCTTCAAGAAAAAGATAAACTTGAGACCGAGAAGGCTGAGTTGGCAAAAGCTGCAGAAGATAATGCTGCCGAAGTTGCTCAACTAAGAAGCGAGCTTGATTCAGCTGTGTCTAAGGTAAATGATTTAGAGCAAACTCAAAGACAACAGGAAGCTGTCGCAACTTTTGACTCTAGAATGTCAGCCGTCGAGGAGATTTACTCCTTGGATGAGGCTAGTCGTAAAGTAGTAGCTCTTGAGCTTAAGGATTTAGCTTTAGAAGATGAAGCTTTTGCAACTTTTCAAGAGAAACTCGAGGTGGTATTAAAACACCAAAATAAGCAATTCATTGCTCAGCAAGAAGAAGAATTTAATACTAAACTCGCAGAAGCTGTTGAGAAAAGAATTTCAGAACTTAAGAATGTTGATTCCTCCGAGGATCAAGTTTTAGAAGAAGCCTTAGACAATGTCGAGGCAGAAACTGAAGTCATCGCAAATAATAATGCTGACTCATCAAAAGCAGAAGAGTCATTGAGCGAAAAGTTCAAGAAAGCTTTTTCTGAAGACAATTTAACCATAAACTACTAAAAATAAAAGGAATAAAATACCATGGCTATTAGACTATTACCGTTTCGCGACTACAACGAACATGATGTTGTAAATTTGTACAGAAGTGCAGGAAATCTGGGTGACTTTATTGATCTCTCTGATTCCACAAAAAGATCCACTCCCGAAGGGGATGCTGGAGTATTTGTTAAAGTCTCCAATGGAGTCTTAAACTCATCAGCTACCGATTGGGATCCAGTCGATGTAGAGTCTAACCCTGCTAGCTTGCTGGGTAAAACTGATTATCCTCACGTTGGTAGAAATACTTATCCTACGGTAGCCCTTAGTGTTACTGGAGTAAATAGTAATTCAGATCAATGCATTGGAGTTACTCTTAGACAAACTGTTGCTAGAGATGAGTTGGGAGAAAACCTTCTTTATAATCCAATTAAAAAAGATGAACTTTACGGAGTGCTTCCTGGCGAAGCTGTTCCGGTTCTTTCAAGAGGATTAGTAACTTTAACTTCTGATGCTTTTGATGGCACACCAGCGGTTGGTGAAGCTCTTGTTCCTTCCACTTTAGGAAAGGCTTCAGGAATTGCTTACGGATCGCTAAGTGCTAGCGATAATAATATCGGAACAGTTCTAGCTGAAGGCTTTAGAGATGATTACACTAACTCCGCTGGCGGAACCAATGTTTTTGGAAATCAAGGTCTTCAAAGCGGAAACTATTACGTAGTAAAACTTAACTGTGCATAATTTAATAAAAAAGAGAAATATTTAAAATGAAAATTACATTAAAGAGAACCGAAGAACAAGTAGAACTTGTAAAAGCCATGGCATCAAAGGACAGAAATGTCGCTTATGAAGCTCAAATGGCTCTAGCTCAATTCATTGGGCCTGTGCTTGCTAAAGTTATTAACCAAGCTCCGACATTAAGCAATTTGTTTTCAAATTTTGCTTTTAGTGCGGACGAAAGCCCAAGCATTCCAATGGACTTGTACTACGACATTACTGATGAAGATTATGTAACTGTTTGGAGTCAAGCGGTCCCAGGAGGCTTGCCAACTAACACAGTAACTCCTATTGGTGGAGAAATGAAATTTACAACCTATCGCCTTGATAGTGCTGTGGATTTTGATAAGCGATATGCCCAACGGTCTCGCATGGATGTTGTTAGTAAATCGTTCACTCGAATTGCTCAAGAAATTTTACTTAAGCAGGAAAGAAACTCTGCAGCTCTTATTTTAGGTGCCCTTGCAGAAGCGGAAACTAAAGGAGTAAGTCATACAATTAACTCTACTGGAGTTGGCGGTCTTGCAGATGCTACGACCGCTAGTTCGTCAAGGCTTATTCTTGACGACTTCAATCGTCTTTTAACCCTAGGCAAGCGTATCAATACTGCTTGGACTGGCGGAACAGCTGAAGGCGGAACTGGAGGTCGAGGAGTAACTGATCTTATTGTTTCTCCCGAAGTAGTTCAAGGTCTTCGAGAAATGTCTTATAATCCAATCAACACTAGAACTGTTGGTGGTGGTAATGACATTGCTGCAACTGACAGTATGCGTGAATCTATTTATAATAATGCTGGAATTCCCGAGTTTTACGGAATTAACATTATGGAACTTCAAGAAATGGGTAAAGGCCAACGGTTTAATAAATTGTTTGCTGCTTCAGATGTTAGTACGACAAGAGTGAAAGGTGTCTCAGCAACTCGAGGTGCTTTTTCTGATACTTATCATGAGCTTGTTATTGGTTTAGATAAAAGGGTTGATTCTCTGCTTCGAGCAGTAGCATCGGATTCAGAAACTGGTTCCGAATTCTCTCTTATCGCTGATGATCAATACAGCGTTCGTCAATCCAAGATTGGTTACTTCGGTTCAATCGAAGAGGGTCGTATGATTTTAGACAATAGAGCCCTTTTCGGACTAATTTGTTAAGTGTAGATTTCCTTAACCAGAGATCTTTATCAAAAAATCCACCTTCTGGTGGATTTTTTGTTTATATAAGTTATTATATGTGTACTAAACTTTAAATACGGATACATTATGACCACAAGAAAAAAAACAACAAAAAAAACTATCAAGAAAACACCTAAAGAATATGCTGACGGAAAAGAAGATCGAAAAACTAGAGCTAAAACTGTAGAAGAGCTAATGAAGGTGAATACTCGGGATCCATTTAGGACAGCTACTGGAGAAGATTTTGAAGATGCAGTAACCGGAATGAACCTATCTCAACTTCAGGAGATCGCTGTACAGGCTGGAGTTTTTCCGTCTGGAACAAAAGCAACATTAAAAAACAAGCTTCTCAAGGAGTATCAAAATAAAACACAAGGAGTATATGGAGCCAGTTCTTCATCGAAGCCCGCTGTTGATCCAAAATCGAAAAGAGCGGCAGACATTATAAAATTACTGAATGAGTAATGAATCAATTAGGAGAGCTAGCTTACAACATATGGGATATTGAGTTTGGGGATCATTCCTCAGCTTTAGAGCGAGAAAGAAATGCCCTCCTAATTTCTGGATATCTTGATGTAAATTTAGGACAGTTAAATGTTCTTGTTAATACAGATTTTTGTCTGGATGTAGAAAAAGATAAAGTCTCTCCAGTTTTAGGTAAGGAGGAAAAGGCTATACTTACTCAACTATATTTAAAGGACTATCTTCAAAAGCAGTCCAGAAATGTATTAAGGAACGCCACTAGCGAGTCTTCAACCTCAACTCAATCTTCTGTTGGTGAATGGATAGAGCTTCGAGAAGGAGACACTACCATAAAAAGATCTATAGTTAGTGCTTCTACTCGAAATACTTCCGCAAAACTGTTGTCAGACTCCTCCAAGGAGGCTTCTAAGCTTTTAGAGAAATTAATACATTCTTACAACATGTACGGAGCAAGCCCGCTTCAAGTCGCTGGTGATGATGCAAATATCCAAATGACAGAAAGCGAGGTTCTTGATTTATTAATGATGGAGGAGAGTAAGAATGCTAAGAGGATAAATCAATTAGAATTCAAGCTGAATGCTACCGATGCTGAAATTAGTGATGTTAAATCTAAAATCAAAAGTCAGAAGATATCGGGATTTGCGAAGACTTTCGTACTTCCTGCGGGCTCTGATGAGATATTTATTAACTGGTCTAGCGATTATAGCCCAACCACTCCACCCACAGTATTAATAGCTATGAGAAGTAGAAGCGATCAGGACCCAATTATTGCTCACAGAATAGAAGGAGCTCCTTCTGTGTACGGTGTGAATGTAGTGTTTTCTTCAAAGGTTCCAAACATGAATTACTCTTTAGAGGTTTGTGCTTTTATAATATAATTGCATTTTATTTATCTAAGTTATTTTCGTTTTTTGTCAATTGAGCAAATATACTTTCTTGAGCTTCGCTATCTTCGTAATACCATCTGTACATAATATCACTCTTAGCTTTACTTATTTTACTTTCGAGTATTAGTATCTCCCCTTCAATAACCTCCAGAAGCTCTGAGTTGATTCCATCAATCTCGATATCAAGCTCAAGAGCTACTTTTAAGATAGCATTAAGGTCCCCAGAGCTCTTTCCCTCGCTGGCCTCATGGTATAGGTCAGATCGACTTCTAGACTCCTCCTCGGTTAACTCTAGGGTTTTATCTGGATGAGTTTTTTTGACTATCTCTCTATATAAATCTTTAATTTGTTCATTATCTATGGAATCTTTCTTTGTCGGGTCTCGTGATGCATTTTCAAATGGGTGCATTATGTTTTTGCTTGAGCAATATTTAAGCATTTCGGAAATGAACACCTCCTTGGCATGTTTGAATACTTCAGAAACTTCTTCGTTCTCCATATTCAAATAACTAATCTTGTGTTTTAATTTCTTAAACTTTCTCGAAAGCATTTCCTGTTGAGGTTCTGGAAGAGCTTTAGATATCTTGTTGTTAAGTTTTTTAGGCTTTTTCATATGTGTATGTACACAAAAAAGACGGCCCAAAAGGGCCGTCTAGGTTAAGGGTTTTAAGCTTGATTACAGAGAAGCTAAGACTTCTAACTTGTAATTACCGTTAGGAATATCATCAGAGAACTGAAATGTAGCTTCTGAAGTAGAAACCGCACTAAGTTGAACTCCAATAATTGGATCATTTGCTCCACCTACCATTGTAGCAACAACTTTAGGGCTCGCAGAGAACGTTCTTCCAAACGATACAGTTTTACTTGTATCATTAGCAGTAAGATCTGCAGAAACCGCAACAACATCGTTGTCGCCGATCAGTTCACTCAAGCTTGAGATGTCAGATACTTCTTTAGCTTGTAAGCTAGAGATTTCACCATCAACGACTCCAGCCTCAAGGCTAGATGCGCTTGTTAGTGTTGCGACGTCAGACACTTCCTTAGCTTGTAAGCTAGAGATTTCAGTGTCTTTGGTTTCAACAGCATCTGAGAGATCAGATACTTCCTTAGCTTGTAAGCTAGAGATTT